TTTTCCTCCTGCTCTTGAGTTACCTCTGGGGATACAGTACCATCTGTAGGATCCTCTGTACCCTTTTCCTGCTCCTGTTTTTCATCGGCTGGAGCATTTACCGCCTCTTTCTTTTCCTCCTGCTCTTGAGTTACCTGTGCTTTTCTAGGCATATCTCTTTACCTCCTTAATTATTCTGTCTCAGTGATAGAGATCTTAGATCCTGCATAGCTATTAAGGAGCTTAATAGAACTCTCGTTAATAACATGACCTCTAAAGTAATCGCCAGCCTTAGGAAGATCCTCATAGAAAGTACCTCTGAGCTCTGCAATCTGTACCTCATTCAAATCTACAGATAAGATAGTTTTAGGATCTGCATAGCGATCCAACACTAAAGAGATCTCTCCAAAATCTGTTACAATTTTCTGTACTCCAATACCAAGTACATTCTGCATAGATCCATTATCCCCTAAGAAACGGATATTATCTCCCTTTTTAGCCAGATCGTTAATCATACGCTTAATTCCAGCATTAACAAATGCAAAGTACTCTCCCTGTGCTCCATGATCCCACATTTTCTGGAGTGCATCTAAGAAGTGATCCTCTGTAAGGGCTCCCTTAGTTTCTACCACGTTTCCAGCATCCACAAGGTTTACAAGTCCATTCATCTGTCTAGGAGTAGATCCGCTCTCCAGAGCCTTAGTACCGTTAAGGAAATACCATTCCATATCTCTCTTAGTTTCTGTCAAACGATCCTGTACCTCAGAGTTAAATACATCTCCGATACCCTTAGGATTGAGGGATCTAGCTGTACCAGATACCTGTGTTACTTTCTCGATGATCTGACACACATTAGAGAGGGTTTTTCTGTTAGATGTAAGTACAGTTCCTGCCTCATCTCCCTCTAATCTAAGCTTTCCTCTCTCGGAGTTAAGCTCCTTTTCTCTCCATGTTACTGTAATATCGTTTGCTGGTACTACCTGCCCTCTACCCATAAGCAAAGTAGTAAGCGGAGTATCTGTAGGAGATACCAGCTTAATCTCCTCTGTGAGGTCTACAACCTCATTCTCTAAAAAATCAGCTCTTTTAACCATTCCTGCCATTGTTATTTACCTCCTGTTTGAGTTATTTTGTTTTGAGGAGCTGGCTTACTCCTCGTCATCGCCGTTTCTGTGGGCTGAGAGCTTTTCGCTAATCATGCCCTTTACATTTCCAGCCTTTTTGTACGCATCGTACTTAGTTTCATCTTTCTTGTTAGATGAGGATCCTGTAGCTGGAGTGGATCCTTTGAGAAACTCAGCTTTAGCCTTTGCAACTTCCTTAGCCACCTCAGCATCAAAGAGTTTTTTCATGCCCTTTATTCTCTCAGTGAGCTTAGCTTTACGCTCATCCTCATCTGCGATAGTTGCTAAGTCCTCTACAGCGATTAAGTTACGGAAACCAGCATCCAGCCCCATCTCCTGTACTGCATCTACTACATCCAGCTTTAAGCCCTTGATAGTAAGATCCAGATCTCTCTTAGCCTGTGCCTGTAAGCGTTCCTGCTCCTCCGCCTGTCTACGCTCATCCTCTGTCATTTTTTCCTTAGCCTGCTTATCCGCCCACTCTTTTTCCTTTTTCTTGATAGCATCCGTTACTCGCTTATCTGCCATCTTTTCATACTCTTTCTGGAGTTCTGCTCTGATCTCCTCCTCTGTCTTTACCTTAGGAGTGTTATCTGCACCTGCTCCAGTAGTGTTAGCGTTAGCTGTGGTATTAGTCTGGGTACCGTTACCCTGCTCCTGTGTTTGTGTAGCTGTGTTTGTGTTTACATCTGCCATAGTTGTTATCCTCCTTAAAATGAGTTATATAGTGCTGATCCCTCGTAAGTTATCTGCAAAATATCCCTACTGTTTCTACATAAGTTAGGGTAAATATCTGGAGAAAATATGTATTTACTATGTAATCTTTTTTCAGTTTCTTTAGATTTTTATTTCAGAGCAAAAAAAAAGAGGCTAACAAGTTTTTACACCTGTTAGCCTCCTAAGAGATTTTAATACTCTATTAAGTTATCCGCCCTGTGGTTCTCCTCATATTGTTTTCTAAACTCCTTAGCCTCATCCTCCAGCTCCTTAGGTAAATCCTCCGATATGAGTAATGTACCATTATCAAAATCTACATAAGGCTCCAGCCTCTCCGATGGTCTAAACATACTTAGCCCTCCTTTACTTTCCAAAATATTTTTTAAGCAACTCATACACCTCTACAGAGTAGGGAGATGGATTACTACAGAGGCACGCATTAGCAAAGCACTCAGCTATAAACTCTCCAGTACTATCATTAGCATATTTTGACACATACACCTCTTTAAGTTTATCCTCTGCCTCTTTTGCTACCTTATTCCTCTCATCTTGATCCATACCCTCATACTTATCCCAGCCAAACCTAGCATTTTGCATCACGGTTCTGTATTTAGAGGTTTCTCTCTTATACTTCCTCTCAATCTTCTTTACAGCCTCATATACCTCACTGTTAGTATGGTAATACTCACTAACCTTACCCCCTAAGATTGAGTGTCCGTACTCGTGGTAGATAGTTTGTAACATAGCATTTTTCTTATCTACCAAGCTGTTATAATTGTAGGGAGCATTTTTAGTATCCTCCTCCCAATATTTAAGAGCCTCCTTAGGTTCTATTTCTTTCCAAGCGTACTTAATCCTGCTATACAGATCCTTATCATTTTTTGTACGCTCCCACACATCAATATAAGGCTGACACACTCCAGCTACACTAAATCCTAAGCTATCTACTACATCTACCTCCTGTAGAGTAGAGATCCACTGTTTATCCAGAGCTACTAAGTGCTTAGATACTTCTTTTGCACTATCCAGATCCATAAGAGAGAGATCCACTCTTTTAATATTACTACCGATAGAGTTAAGATAATCATTTGTAACCCTATTTACTGCTCCAGAGCCTCTCACACGCTCAATATCTGTTAGATATTTATTATACGCCTCTTGATAAGCCTTTTCCACACTCTGTACACTAACATTATCAGTTTTCTTAGGAATAGTTTGAGCCTTTTTATCCTCCTGCTTTTTAGCCTCTGCCTCTCTCCACTTCTCATAGTTCTCAGCACCTCTAACGGATCCTGTAAGCTCATTAAGCTCATTATCCTCAAAGGTATCACTTACTACAGGGATATATACACATCTACAGTTAGGATGGCGTGGGAGAGTAGGCTCCTCTCCCCTTTTGAATACTTTACCATTATCCGCCCTGCAATACTGGCAAGTTCTACTATCTCCCCCATTAGCACAGCGGTATCTAAGCTCCTCTACTCCAGTATCTTTATATACATCATCGTGAGCACAATAGGTAACTCTCTTTGTTTCTGTCCTTGCTACCCTCTCAGCGTTATATCTAGCTGTATCTATACCCTTATTGATCCTATCCGTGATCTGAGGTATTCCCTCTCCCAGTATCATACTCTGAGTAAGTCCTACACGGAGATTTCTACCCAGCCTCTCCTTATCCTGCCAGAGCCTATCTGAAAACATAGCACCGCTCCACGGATAATCTAAGGTTTTCTGTATCAGAGCTGGATTAAGCCTGTTAAAATTAGCCTTTACCGTTATGCTCTGCCCCAGATCGTATACCTGCCTTAAAAACTGATCCGTATAGATGTTACTAAGCCCCTGCCTAAATGTAATCTGTTCTTTCTGTCCTAAGGCTTTTATCTGCTCTCCGATCTGCTCAAATAATCCTCTACTCCGTGTGAGTGCTGATTGATTAGCATAGCTCCACTCTCCCCCAGCCTTTTGTACCTTTGATATGGTTTCTGTAACGCTGGCAAGGATCTCTTTCTGGCAACTAGCATAAATAGAGGCTAAGACTTTCTCCATCTTAGCCTCATCCTCAAACGCTTTGAGATTATTTTTAAGTACTGCCTCCTCACGCTCCTTAATGAGCTTAGCTCTCCTCACACTGTCCTCATGGAGGATCTTTTTCTGCTCTGGAGTAAGCTCTGAGTAGGGAATACCGTACATCTTTGCTACTTCTTTGTTTACATAGCCTACATTAGCCACTCTATACACCTCCTTACAGCCTCATATAGCCCTTTTACTGTTCTGGTTGAGGAATTGTAGCCCCTTGTGCATTTAGAGCCTCCTGTGGGCTATTCTGTGCGTTAAGGTTAGGGAATAAGTTATTACTATCGGCTGTAATATTCTGCATAGAGTAAGGATCTGTACTCTGTCTATCCCTCTCCTTATCTGCATCCAGTTTTTCCAGCACTTCCTTAGGGTTATCAATGAATGGGAGTAAGCTAAGGAGTGTTTCTTTATCCACTTTTCCATCCAGCTTAGATACTGTATCCACAATCTCTGTAAGATTGTTAGGTACATTTCTACTAAACTCCACTTTGAGGTTAAGTACATCTACCTCACGCCCTGTATTTACATGGATAGGCACACTAAGCACTCTTACCAGCTCCTTTATAGCCTTTTCCATCTTTCTCTCCTTGATAATGCACTTAGTTTCAAGCCCAAAGAGCTTAAATCTGATAGCTACACCGCTAAGATTTCCTGCAAAGTTCTCATCTGAGAGATCTGGTACAGCGGAAAACTTGTGGATATTCTTCTCCAGCCTGTTAAGATGGTTCTCTAGTGCCTCCGTCTGGATCTCCTTAGTGATAAATTTAACATCTCCATTCTCCATTACCTCAATAATGCCCTCATCTTTGAGTTTTTGAATATTATCCCCACTCGCTGTCATGTTTTTAAGCATTAAATAGGCGTTTCTAAATGCCTCAAACTCATTAGACACATCGGAGAGCACCTTATCATAATCATTTACAAGAGTTTCTATCTTTTCAAGATCGCTCATCTGCTCCTCATTGTTATAAACAGTGATAATAGGGATCCTACCGTAGATATGAGGCTTTTCCTCTACAAACTCATAGCTTGCAAACTGTCTAGCCTTGCCCTTACCTGTAGCCCCACAGGAGCCATCATCTACACACTTAAAGATCTCTATCTTAGTAGGGCTGTATACCTCTGCATAGTGGGTAGTTTTCTTAGTATCCTCTGTATCAATATCGTACAAACGGATCTTATAGGCTGGCTCCTTTGTTGAGCTGTTCTTATACACCACAATAAGATCCTCTGGAGATACTCTCATCATCTTAGTATGGCTCTCCTCATCTTGATATACTAAGATATGGGATAAGCCCTTAATCATAGCCTCCTTACCCCACTCTATAAAAAGATCGTCTTTATCGTTATCACTACAGATCTTATCTAATTCATCCTGTACCGCTGTATCCTCCAGCTCTGTAAGGTCTACTCCTACATCCGCTGGATCTGCCTCTACAGGTGCCTTATCCTTTTTAGGCTCTGTATAGTTAAGTACAATAGGATTACCCAGAAAATAACCTACTGTGTTATCAATCGTCTGTCCGAAAAAGTCATTTACCAGCTTGTTATTAGGCTTGTTTTTATCTTTTCTCGGTCTGTTCTGGATCTTATGCTTACCCTCATACAGCTTTTGAAACTTTACATATCTTGGAGCGATCTTATTTACATGAGTATCTACCAGATCATTAAGAAACTCTGTACTAAATCTGCCTCCCTCAACTTCTACATTAAACTCTTTATCTATCGGTCTACTAAGCTCTGCCATATTACTTATATCCTCCTTTTCTGCATAAAAATAAGCCCTCACTTATTAGGGCTTTTACACTAAATTCTAAAATCTTCTCTTTTAAGTACTCTGATCTCATTACCGCCATCTGCCATAGTCATAGCAAAATCTAAAGCATCAAATAAATCATCGTGCTCCACCTCTGGAAATAATAGTAAGCACTCCTCCAGATCATCCATACCCTCTCTGAAATATACCTTGTGATTTTCAAAGTTAGCCGATCTCCTCATAGCTCTTGTTACTTTGTCCTTAGAGGTATTGATATTGATAATAGGGAGTAAGGATAATCTCCTAAGCTCCTGTGCTAAGGATTTCTGATAGGCTACCGTTTCCACGCCTATTCTCTCCACCATCGGAAACTTATTTCTTCCGTAGTCAATAATGGTATTAAGCTGGGTATTAAAGGTTAATCGCTCTTTCACATAATCCAGTACATATACATTGTGATCTGCGTCTACCCCTATTACCATGAGTACAAAATAATCTCCTTTATCCTGCTCTTTCTCAGATATTGCTAAGTCACAGCCAAAACAAAGCCTTACCTTGATCCACTGATCTATACCATCCTCTGTTTTAATACGCACCTTAGCGGTCTGAAAATCATAATCAATCTTATACTCCTCGTAATATCTGAAATACTGAGCCTTGAAAATCTTACCTTTTGCCAGCTCTGTATCATTTTGGTACTGCATATTAAAAATGATCTTACCAGACTGCTTAAGAATAGCCTCCAGCCTCTCTAAGCTAAATTTCTCCTCCCAGAGAGATACTTTCTTACCGTTTACCACTCTTATAGCTTTCTGAGTATTTACCACATAATCCTTACTCTTTATCAGATCCTCATACAGATCCAATGGGTTATATCGTGTACCCAGTATATGGATTTCTCCATCTGGCTCTAGTGTAGGGAAAAGAGAGCTATAAAACCACTCCTTAAGGTTACTCCTCTGCTTTTCTGTTCTGGCATTTTCCAGCCCTACTAAGTCATCGCCTATAATTACATCAAAGTGCTTAGAAATAACCGCTCCAGAGGCTCCTAGTGCTGTTAGAGTAGCCTCTTTCTTAATAATGCTCCTCTTATTTACCGTAAACTCTCTATCATTCCACACATTATCCTTACTGGTTTTCCAATCTCCGAAAATCCTAATAAGATCCTCATTCTGCTCAAAGTGAGTACGAACCTCTTTAAGAAACGCCTCCGCCTGTGTTTGTGTTTTTGATCCTATCATAATACGGATATTAGGATCTCTGAGGATCCTTGTAATACAATAATCCACATCGCCTACAGTACTTTTACCGAAACCTCTAGGGGCTAGATCCAGCGTGCTCTTACTATTCGATATGTTAGAGATAATGCTCTTATGGAGATCCATTACATTTCTCTTAGTAATATAGGTGCATACCAGATAATACGCTATCTCAAAATCTGCCTCCTGTATGAGGTACTTTATCATAGCATCTCTTTCTCTCTGATCCTGTACCTCCCCTAGCTTATCCTCTACTAGGGATACTACTTTATAATCTAACACATCCGCCTAACCTCCTTTCTACGCATAATAAAAGGGAGCCTATTAGCTCCCTACATCGTTACCAGTTTAATAATAAGTACTATAGCTACGATCCACAGTGTAACCACATTAAACGCCTGTACATTCTTATAACGGTTACTCTCTGGCATAGCATTAAACCAGAGTGTATCTACTACCGATAATCCTACTACCGCTATGGTACAGAGAATAAATACCAGCTTTAATAATCCTGCTACCACGTTCTACTCCTCCTCTCACGCTCCTTATACTCTGCCTCCTCTCTGAGGTCTTTATAAGTCCTACCACAGTATCTACACCTCCAGCCCCAGCCTTTTGTATATTCTGGCTTATGCTTAAGGATATAGAGTGTATGTTTGCATCTTCCTAAATCACTCATCACAGTACGCCTCCTTATATGCTCTCTGGATCTTAGGGATCTGTATAGCCATCCAATCTATCATCTCCTCATTTTTAGCCCAGCACTTACTACCGTAGGCATTTTGCCATAAACCACTCTCATAGAGAAAAGCGTGTACTATCTCATGGCGGAGTACCTTTTTCTGATATGCTATCAGATCCTTTACACTCTCCGCACTCTGCTTATAGTTAAAAATGAGGATCTCCTTTACACTAGGATCACACCATCCATCCGCCTCTCTATCATATCTGTAATCATCCTCATCTATAATACGGATACTGTATCTGGTTCCTAAGATATGTACCTCACTATTAAAAGCTCTGTGAGGCTGTGTACTGCCTGTACTCTCAATATCATCTAAAGATACGGTTATCTCCAGCCCTGTATCACATAGCTTTACTGTAGCTGTACCCTTTTCAGTGCTATACCCTGTTACCTCTCCTACCATCTGCTTATATGCCTTAAGATATACAATCTCTCCAGTAATATCTCTGGTTATATCTCCGCTTACTATCTGCATTACTCTTTATCCTCCTTTTGTCTATTCTCCAGCTCCACCCTACTGTTAGAGCTTGCTACACATAAACCCATAGTTATTACTCCTACAATGCCTCCTAATATAAAGCATCCAATCCCTACTAAGATAATCATATAATCCTCCTAACTGAAAAGGAGAGCCTTTTACAGCTCTCCCTCCCTAACCTCTGCCTTTATTTAACTGTTTCCCACTCCATAGGCTCCAGATCATCAAATACCACAGGTACTCTCTCTCTAAGCTCCTTTAAGAGTGGTACTGCTACCTCTAACATCTGCGGATGAGGCTTTCCTGTAGATCCGCAAGCTCTGAGGCTTAAGAAGTGCCTCCACTCTCTAAGGTTAGCTGTCATTACTACCTCTGTTTTGAGGCTGTTAGGTAATACAGATCTTGCCTCCTGTGGAGTTCTTCCCTCACTAATCAGATAATTATAGGTTTTCTCTGCTCTCATACAGCTATCTACCCAGTTATCCATCTCTGGAGTATCCTCTGCAAAGAATACAGGGCGGATAAAAGCTACATCTCCGCTCTTATTGTAATTACAATACCTTGTACTTTCCTGTGCATAGCTGGCTACTCTGTGACGTACAATCTCATGGGATACGCCTCTATCACAGATAAACTTTACACTAAAAGAGTAGTGCTCCAGCATTGCCATGTGATTACTCTTAATGAGAGCTCTTACCATCTTCTCAGCGGATCCCTCTGTGATCTTGTCCTCACTCTTATAACATACTCTGGCTACTCTCTCGATCTTCTTTAAAATTTCCTCTCCATTGAGGGTATCTAAGATCTCATATCCTGCATCTACGATTTTCATATACACCCTCCTTACAGCACCATAGCTAAGCGATCCTTAAGCTCTCGCTCAATGTACTCTCTTACCTCAATCGGATTAACATTATTACCTGTGATATGTACCTCTGTATATCCGTTTCCCTCTTTGATTTCCTCCAGCTCTACTCCTGCCATTCCAGAAATAATATCTTTAAGAGTTTTATCTACGATCTCGGCAATCTCCTCATCGGTCTTACCGTTTCTCTTACCTATAAGCTCGATATGTCCTACAGATCCCATAAACAAACCATTTAACAAAGCATCCAGAAAATCCTCATGTTTAGGCTTGTCTTTTCTCTCCGCTCTGGCTCCCTCGATAGCATCAATCTCAAACTGGATAAACTCCTGTGCTTTCTTAAGATCCTGTACAATATCATCCTTGTGTCCTGCTCTGGAGATGTACTTTACAGCACTCCCTAAGTTGAAATTAAGCCCCCACGCTCTGATTACATCCTTAGGCTGTGGGTTCAATCTGTTATAGTGTTCTGGGTTAATAGCATTACTCATATTATGCTTACCTCCTTATATTTAATAAGTAACATAATCACATAAACCTTAAAAAGTTAGATTTATTTACCTTTTTTCTTTTCCTTTATGCAATTCTTACAAAGGGCTCTGTATTTTCCCTAGAGAAAAACCTTATACCCATTGTGCAATCTGCACTACTTCTTAACACTTTTCATAAGCTGAGCGATCTCATCTAAGCGATCCTTAGCATCCTGTGAGAGCTCTTGTGTACCGCCACGCTCTACACGCTCTGTAGCCTCTCCCATAAGGAGCATATCCAGCTTAACAAGCCTCTCAAAATCGTTAATATTCTTTACTTTTACCTTGCCCTGTGCAATATCCTTACTAAAATCAGCCATAAGGTTATTGATAAGGATACGGTACTTAGTCCGTACATCCGTTAGCTCCGCTGTGATCTTAGCCTCGTTACTGTTCTGAGCGTTCTCTATATTTCTCTGTGTTACTCTGGCTACCCAGTTAAAAGCCCTGCTCCAGCCTGCTACCGTTCTCTCCGTTCTCCCTATGGTTTCTGCTACCGCTCTAAGTGATCTCTTATCTCCTAAGCCATAATACAGCTCAAAGGCTTTTCTCTGGAGCTCATTCTCTTTACTCAATGTATTAGCCACCCTCGATCCGCCTCCTTTCCTTGCTCTTTGTGAATAGGAGGGAATTTCTACAGTTTTACTTACATTCCTGTATTTGTCCGTTAATTCCCTCTATTTTCTTTCTATCTATCTTCCTTACTATGTTTTCTTTTATAGTACTGAAATTAGTTTTTATATTTCTTTGTATTATTACATTAACTACTCTTATATGTTTCTTTAGTATTATTGCTTTATTTAAGCCTCTTTTTCCGCCCTCCTCCGCCTTTTCCTCATTTCATAGAAATTTCAGTAAGGAGAATGAAATTAAATAGAGCTACCTCTTACAGTAGCTCTTTATCTCTTATATGAGTTGTTAATACTCTTATGATAGTTTCTTTCTCCGCCAGCTCCGCCTTTACGCCTCTTACCTCTCTATATACTTCCTCTCGGATACTGTTACAAGTATTTCCATGATCTGTAAGCATCTTGTTATATTTCTGTGTCATTCTGTCTATAACATTCTGATCTACTCCCAGATCTGCCAGATTTCTTATCTCCTCTGCTAAGGTCATTTCTCTTACACCGCTCATAACCACTTTTCCGCCTCTCTTTCTCAGCATCTTCTCCAGCACATCCATGTAAGATGTTTTTACTATAAGCCTCTCTTTAGTAGCCATGTAATAAAGCCCTCATCTGGAGTACTCTCTACATACTCATTGTATCGGTTACTGAGCATTACCAGCTCATCCTCTGTAATCCTTACACTGTTTGATCCGAAACGGAGCATAGGGAGAGTAGTTTTCTCCTCTTTCTTCTTTTTCTCCTTAGGTACTTCTTTCTCTGTAAAGATCTCTTTAAGATCTATCTCTGTAAAGCCCATTACCTCTAAGGAATAATCTACCGCCTGTAACTCAAATAACTCTTTTTTGAGTAACTCATCATCCCAGTTACTTAACTCTGCCAGCTTGTTATCTGCAATACGATAAGCCTTTACCTGCTCTGGAGTGAGATCATCTCTTACTATGTACGGTACTCTATCCAGCCCTGCTAAGATACTAGCCTCTCTCCTCGTATGCCCTGCGATGATAACCATATCTGCATCTACGATAATCGGATTAGTAAATCCGTACTCCTTAATACTCTCCATAACCTTTTTTACTGCATAATCGTTAATTCTAGGGTTATTCTCATAAGGGATAAGATCCAGCGGATCTGTGTACTTTACTTGTAAATCTTTCATAGCCTCATGTACCTCTCTTTCTATTTATTTCCTAAGCTATGTAATTTTGTTTCATTAGTTAGGGTACATATCTGTAATTTTTATGCACCCTTTTACAGATCAAACTCTCCACGCTCTGTATAAGAGCCTCCTACCTGCTTAAATTGCACTCTCTGATAGCTATTTAGGTTACTAAGAGGGGTCTCTGTTTCTCTCCTCCGCTTTTCCTGCTCTGGAGTTTCATAGGGATTACTCAGTTTCTTTCTCTTATCCCTATCTGAGGATGTATAGTAAGGATCGTGCTCTCTTAGCCATTTATCCGCCTCATCTTCCTCACGCCTAAACTTACTCAAATCCCTCCACCGCCTCTCTGCATCTCTTACACACCATAGAGCCCTCTGGTATAATGGCTCCGCACATTACACACCTGCTATCTGTGGAGATCTCTTTACTCCTTACTGCCTTATACTCATAAATCCTTATGGTATCGTGTACTACTCCGTTACTGTCTATAAAACATTGAGGAGTTTCTCCTCTCGGTTTTCTCAATTCTATGTAAGATCCGTTTTCATCGGTCCCACACTTTATTAAACTCATCTAATCCTCCTCCAGATAAGCTCTAAGCTCTCTCTGTATTCTCTTTATACCGCTGTTTATATTCTTACTAATCACACTCTGATCCACGCCCATTACAAACGCTAACTCATCCTGTGTATATCCCAGTACCAGCACATACGCTATACTCATATACTGATAATGGCTTAACTTTCCTTTTCTGTATGCCTTATTAAACTCTGCTCTATCGCTTTTATGGTATTTATCCAGATCAATAGCTGTTACTGTCTTAAGATCTGTGAGGATACAGGTAGCTACTGTATCTCCTTTT